CTATGTGCCAAGAATGGAGTATGTTCTAAGAAATAGACCAGCCTTATTAAAAGCTTACAGAGATGGATGTTGGGATGTCATGGCTGGTGCAGATTTAGTTGTTCAACTTGCCTGGATAAAAAGATCTTATGAAACAAAACTAAAGAAACCATTAAGAAAAGTAATAACTGTTGATGCTGCACGATTCGGAGATGATGAGACAGTTATCTTTGGTCTGGCAAATACCGATATAGTAAAACATGAGGTATTTGGAAAACGAGACGCAGATTATATTGCTAATAGAGTCGAATTAATGGCTCAGAGTCTTAGACCCTCTGTGATTGTTGTTGATATTGTAAATATAGGGTTAGGTGTGGTTGTACTTTTACGACAAAAAGTCAAAATGTGGAATTTTAAGTGTAATATTATAGAATTCAATGGTGCTGAACGACAGAAAACGGGTGTTCCCGAATATTTCTACAATAGGAGAGCAGAAGCTACATGGCTTTGTGGAGAGATGTTTGGGGATAATAGAATACAATTAAGTCATGATCCAGATATATGTGACGAACTTGAGAAAGATCTAACTGCTTATAAGTATGAATTTAAAGGGGATCAGTTAATAATTCAGCCCAAAAAGATAATGAAATTAGCAAAGAATTTAGGGAAATCTCCAGATTATGGAGATGCTTATATTATGGGTCTTTGGGCGTTACAGTTTGCTAAAGAGGAATATGTAACTGTCCATACTTTTAAGAAAAAGAGAAGAGGCAGGTCGTTCATGACTGCTTGACGATCTACCTCGACAGCCAAACAAAAAGGAGATATAATGGATATAAATAAAATTTATGCTACTTTATCGTTAATAAATATGCAATTAAGGGATATACTAAAGAAAGACCCTAAGTTTACAGGGAATATAAATATTTCCTTTTGTCTCGGAGGTCTTACTGGTATTGAAAAGAAAGAAAAAATAAAAATTAAATAAGGATTATTGAATGGATAAAGAAGAGGAAGACTAAATGGTATCATCAGAAAATAATAGTTAATCATCAACCGCCTACTGAAGTAGATATCCACTAAAGGTAGGCTCTACGGGGAACGGTTCTATGTCGACTTGGAATATTTCTTGATAGGGAATATTCTGAACCTAATACCCAGTTTATTCAAGGGAAAGGCGGTTAACACGCCTTTTCCCACCTAAAATTAAATAGATATTATAAAGAGACTGCTCAAAAGAAGTTCCCATTTGGGAAACCACTCTACTGAAGCTCTGATAACCGAAATCTCGGTTGTCAGGGCTTTTTTTTATTGAAATGGAGGACACATGTCTGACGAAACAACTTTAACGAATAAGGAATCTAAGCTAAAAGAACTCTGGGAAGAAGCCAAAAAAGGGCATCGGATCTGGAGAAAAGAAGCTATTGAGAATTATGAGTTTGTATGTAACGACCAGTGGAAAGCTGATGATAGGGCTTTACTAGAAGAAGAAGAAAAACCTTGTTTAACAATCAATCACGTTCTACCTATAATAAATCTCCTGGCTGGAATGGAAGCACAGAATAGAGCCGATATACACGCTTTCCCAAGAAAAGGTGGAACGAGAATCATTGCAGATGCGTTCACGTCTTTAGTTAAGCATACTACGGATATGTGTCATGGAGAAATTGAACAATCCATGCAGTTTGTAGATGGCATAATATCAGGAAAAGGTTGGATAAAAACCGACATAAGTTATAGAAAAGACAAAATTAATGGAGATTTCGTTGTAACAAGAAGATCCCCATTTGATATTTATGAAGATCCAAATGCCAATACATATAACTTAAACGATTCGGCAAAATATATTTGGGAATGTTACTGGGGAGATAAAGAACAGATCAAGCTTCTTTTTGATAAACATGCAGATGCAATAGAAAAGTTTGTAAGTGATCCTCAAGACGAAGACTTGCAGGATCGTACTGGTAAACTCGTAAAAAAATCGGATAAAGAGGACAGAGATCCTTCAGAATATCGTTATCGGCTAAAAGAAGTATGGTGGAAGAGTTATAAAAAACAGTTGTTCTTAATAGATGGAGCTACTATGATTTTTACTCCCGTCCATGATACCCAGAAAGAGGTAGTGCAATTTGCTCTTGAAAAAGAAAGAAGGAGAGCAGAGACAGAAAAAAGACGACCTAGATATTCTCTTAAAGAGCATGTAATTGAAGTTTTACATGTTTCTACTATGTTGGGAAATATGATATTGGAGGATATCGAAGATCCTTACAATGGGATGACTGTATTTCCTATACAAAGATTTTGTCCTTACTGGTTTGACGGGGTTATCTTCGGAGTGGTCGAGGGTCTTAAAGATCCACAAAGGGAAATAAATAAGAGGACTTCTCAGATGCTTCACATTCTTAATCATACAGCTAATACGGGTTATTTTGTTAAGGAAAGTGAAATAAACACTATAGAACTTTTAAAAGAAGAAGGTTCAAAACCTGGGGTTGTGGTTACTTATGCTCAAACTCCACCAGATCAAATTGAACCGAATAAAATGCCTGAAGGTCATTTCATTCTGAAACAAGACGAAGAAGCAAATATGAAAAAGATCTCAGGTCTTAATCCAGATATCTTAGGACAGGGAGATAAAAGGACTGATTCGGGAATTGCTATCCTGCGGAGACAACGTCAGGGAGCAACTATTTCCGAGCCAGTTTACGATAAATTTCGACAGAGCCAGAGAGTATTCGGCGAAACATTAATTGAAATGATTAGACATTCCAGTGTCTATTCAGCAGCCGAAGTTGCTCAGATAATACAAGAAGAGAAAAAGAAAATCGATGTTGAAAAACTTTATAAAGCAATGAGAACTTGGGCTACTGGACATTACGGTTATAAAGTAGAACAGAAACCGAACATGCCGACAATTAGAATGGCTAATTTGGAAGTCTTAATGCAGATGGCAAATGCTGGACTGCCGATTCCTGTAGACGTTATCATCGAAAATAGTGATATTTCTAATAAAGAGGAAATAGTTCAAAGACTTAGAGAAGAAGCTAAACGAGTTGCTCAAGAAGAACAACGACAACCTGCTCAACAACAGAAAGGTAAAGCCTCACCACCCAAAATGCAAAGTATGGTTGGTAAGGTGTAGTAAAAAATAACTAACTATTTGTTAGGGTAAACTTACTGGAAGGTTAATCCAGGATTACTCAGACTCCAGAGGTTAGTGAAAGGAGGAAAAACATGACTAAGGAAGGAAATGCAGGGGAAGAAAAAGTCTATACCAAAATAGAACATGAGGGTGTAATTAAAGATTTGCAAAAAGAGAGAACGGATCGCCAGGAAGCACAGTATGCTGCGGAGCAAAGTAAGAGAGAAGCTGAGTCTCTTAGAAAAACTATCGAGGAAATGAAAGAAAAATCCAATGAAAAGATAGAACTTACTTCGGACAAACTGAAGTTTGATGGCAAAGATGAAGACTATGCAACTGTAAAGGACGTTAAACAAGGATTCAAGAGTCTTGAAGAAAATGCTGCTGCTACATTTAAAAAAGCACAGAAAGTAGCAAAAGACTTAACTGAACAAGCAAGATTGAAAGATAGGTTTGACGAATCTTGTCAGAAGCAAATTGATAAGTATATACGCTTAGAACCCATTGGTTTAGATTTTGAAACAGTCTATAAAGCAGCAATCAGGCGAATTGGTAGAAATAGACATGAAGAACTAGCAATTCTCCATGACAAGAATCCAGGTGCAAGGTTGTATAAAATAGGCTGTGAAGATCCTGATATAAAGGCAAAACTTGATTTAGAAGAGAACCAGGAACTCCTTAATAGCATGGAAAGTCGCAAGGTAGACAAGAGTAGCTTGACGGGTGGTGTCAAAGTGAAAGGTGATGAATTTTTTACACCACAAGAAATCATAGCGATGACCCCGTTAGAAGCTAAGGAAAACCTTCCCAAAATAGAGAAATCTATGAAACATTGGGAAGAGCTTAGAAAAAAGAAATAAGAAAGGAGTGAAAATCGATGCCTCAGGCTGGAATGAGTTTTGGAAATGACGAGATTAGAGACGCTATCCCAATAATATTTGCTGCAAAGGTTCTTTCGGAGATTGATGACAAATTAGTCTTCGGAAAGATCGCTACTAAAGAATACGAAGGCGAAATAAGTGAAGTTGGTTCTAGAGTCGTTATTAGAGGACTTGGAGAAGTTACTATCAGAAAGTATGATCCTAAGGCTGCTAAGGCTGCTAGTGTTGATCCTGTTCAATATGAGACCCCTCAAGATTCAGCTATATTCTTGGATGTCGACCAAGCTTACTACTACGGTATAGGTATAGGCGACATTAAGAAGAAACAATCTGATCTTAACCACATGACTAATTATGCACAGAAAGCTGGTTATGGATTGGATGTGAAAGTTGATACTTACATAGGTGCTTTATATAACATGGGTGCTATGGGAGCTACACCTTATGTCAAGGATGCTACCGTTGACAGTAAGAGTGTTACTTCTGCTCTCGGTGAATTATGGGATGCATTAGAACTTGTTAATATAGATAGAAAATTCATAGTCCTTCCATCTTGGGTTATTTTAAGACTATTATATGCTGGAATCGTTAATGCTGACGACTTAAAGGGTGAATTAAAGAACGGTTTTATAGGACGGGTACTGAACTTTGAAATGTATCAGTCTAACAGATGTGCAAAAGTTGATGATACTAAATGGCATAATGCTATTATGGCTGGAAGTTATAACTCAGTAGCATTTGTTCAACAGATAATAGAAACTGAAGCCCTGAGATTAACTAGTGACTTTGTTAGCGTCCAGAGAGGTTTGCATGTATGGGGATCTAGGGTAATTAAACCTAAAGAACTATATTGGGCTGACCTACAGGGTGTTATAGAGACTAATATATAAAAAATAGGGGGAGACAACTCCCCCTTCGGAATTTTTAAGAAAGGAGGAATGAAAAATGCCTTATTTTGTAGATTGTCCTGAAACTGCCAATATAGATTGTGAATTAGACGGAATGGTGGAATTAGCAAAAGCTGACGATAATATAGTTTGTGTTTCAGCCACCATTGCTGCTGCTTTAGTTTTTAGTATTGAAAGTGATGGAGGATTCAGAGTTACCAGTGCTGGACTTACCACTTCATTATTTACCGTTGGAGACCGAGTAGTCATCAGAGGTTCTGTAGATTCAACTGGGTTAATAGATAATGATGGTTGTTATACCATCACCGAATCTGGAAATGGATTCATTGAAGTCGAAGAACCAGTCGTTGCATGCACAAGTTTAGCAACTGATGCTGGTGTAGATGAGTATGCTACGTTCATACTTCATCCAACTAAACCAACTGGACAGATGCTTATTTGGTTAAATGCTGTTGCTGCACTTGCTACGTTTGATGTCAGTGTAGCACCTGGTGGATTTTGGGCTTCTAAACTTGAACTAGTTGCACCTGTATGTCAAGGATCTGGAGTAGCAAGTAAGACGTATCTTCTTCAGATAGAGACTGCACCATACTTACAAACGGAAGAAGAAGATCTAGCAGTAGATGGAACACCAGAGAATGATATCCAGAAGAAGGGAACAATATTGGTAAGAGTATTTCCTGGAACTGTAGGAGATCCATTACTCGTTGATGAAATAGAAATAGCTTACATAATGTTGGCTTAAAAAAAAGGAAATAGTGAATCTCTGAATCCTTTTTTAGTACCCTCTTTGGAGGAGGATGAGATTTGCTATTTCTGTATAAGGGGGAAAATTATGAAATTTTTTAGTGAGAAGAAGGAAACTTTGTCGGTTATAAGTAAAGTGGCAAAGAAACGGATTGCTTTATTTGTGAATGGAGAATTTGAAACCGATGATCCAGAATTAATTGAAAAACTTAAAAAACATTTTAGATATGAAGCTCCAAAAGTATTATCTGCTTTAGCTAAATTTGTAAAACTAAGACAGGAAGCTGCTAAATTAGGGATCAACACAAAAGGAATGAAAAAGAAAGATATAGAGAAGGCTA